ATGTGTATGAGTGTGTGATTTATATATCCTACCTCATACCCAAAACAAACATTTAATGCGATACGGTGAGGTCTATTTATCCCAGAATGCCAGCATTCAGTGATTACTTAAAAGGAGAGTTCCTTGTCAGAACCTAGTCGTCAAGTTGCCAAGTGGTACACGGATGCGCAGAAGCTCAATGCCCTGAAGTTGTGGTTGATTACCGGAAACCTAAGGGAGGTGTCTGCCTCCATGAACGTCAAGTACGACACCCTGAAGACATGGAAAGCGTCTAAATGGTGGTCTGAGATGTCCGAGGAAATCCGTACCGAAGGCCACATAGCTCTGTCCCACAAGATGCAGCAGGTTGCCAACAAAGCCCTCGAGGTGACGATGGACCGGTTGGAGAACGGTGACCATGTGCTATCCCCAACAGGGGGGATTCTCAGGAAACCGGTGGCTATGCGAGATGCCCACCAAGTAGCTATCTCCTTCCAAGACCGGGCTCTGAAGCTCGAGAATGGGAACCAGACTGACCATAATCCGGCTGTCGTGGACAGGCTCCAGTCTATCGCGGATGCCTTCTCCAAGATGATCAAGCCCCCCAAACAACCAGACGTCATAGACGTGGAGTACACAGAACATGAGAGCAATGCTGATCAAGTGCCTGCCGTGGATAGCCAAGGGGGTGGTAGTTCGAGTCAGTCTGGAGAAGCCAGATGGCAAGACAGCAACCTTTCAGTGGGTGGCGTAGATGCCGTTCCAGAAGAACGGGAAGAGGGATTACAAGAGGGAAGCCCAGTGGGAGAAGACCCGGAAACCTCAGAGATTGAAGGATCGAGTCATGCGGATTCAAGCCCGCAGGCTAGTTGAGAAGACCACAGGGAACCTTCCCTCGAGTCAACACATAGATCATAAGAGAGCCCTCACCGAAGGTGGGAGCAATACTCGGAGCAACTTCAGGGTTGTCTCCGCATCAACCAACCTTCATAAGGAAGGTCGTCGTAAGCAAAGGGCATCGAGATAATCAGAGGTTAAGAGCCTCCTTAGGAGCATCACCATGAAACGAGTTGTACTGGCTTTGGCGGCGATGTTCTTATCCGCTTGTGTTACCATCAATGTTATTCCAGATTACTCCGGACTAGCCAGTCAAGTCGTTCCCTCTAATGTCCAGCTTCTAGGTACTTTTACCAGTTGGCGGACAGGTGAAACCAAGGTAGATGCCGTGTTCTGTTCCGGTGTCGTTGTCTCCGAGACTCAGATTCTCACCGCAGGTCACTGCGTTGATAGCAAGGAAGTTCGCCAGCCCGACGGGCGCATCAAGGTCCGTCTTTATGATGGACGCATCGTACTGGCGGATGTTGTCAAGTTCGCGTTCAGTGAAGAAGAGAACGCCCATAAAGATTCAGCCCTCCTCGAAGTCAAGGCAGGGAAGCTCGAGAAGATTGCCAAGAAAGGTGACGCTCGAGCGATGAAGCAAGGTCAGCAGGTTGCTGTGGTTGGCAATCCGGCTGGAGAGTTTGTTAACTCCTTCACCCTCGGCGTTCTCAGCTATGCCTACAGAACAATGGCGTGGGGTGTGTATCACCAATCTGATGCCTTAGTCATTGGGGGAAACTCCGGTGGTCCGGTGTTCAATATGCAGGGCGAGCTCATCGGCATCCTCACCCGTGGTGGTGAGGGGATTAGCTTCTTTATCCCTCTGGACATCTTTGAAGCTGAACTGGCTGTTGCAGGTAACAAGCCGTATGAAGAACTTCGCTACAAAGCGAAGCGTAGTAAGAAAAACTAAAATTAAGGGGAGAAAATATGGTTGAAGCATTTCTGTTTTGGGTGTCTGGTGTTGTAACCGCTGTTATGGTACCGTCAGTGTATGAGTGGGGTGTAAAGGTTGTGGCGAAAGCCAGAGCCATTTGGGCCCAGTATAATTCGTAATCAAGTCCCCCTTCGGGGGGATTCCTGACATATACTACACTTTGGGGCGGCTTCGCCGCTAAGACATGCGTGCAATAAACGAACATACTGGTGATGCGATTCAGACCAAAGAGGTCACTGAGACGTATCGCCAGAACTACGACCTGATCTTCCGAAAGTGCAGGACCTGTGATAGGCCTTTAGGCTCTAAACACTCTCCGCTCTGTGCAGATCAGAACCCGCTTAAAGGGGAGTGCCTAGTTAATGAAGCTAACACCAGATATAATCGCAGGGTTTGTGGGTTCCCTCTTGTCGAAGAGATTCGACGAGGCAGTGGAGAGCCCGGCGTTTCATAGGGAACTATGGACACTAGCCTGCTCGGAGCACCAGTTCATTGCGATAGCTGCTCCAAGGGGGCACGCAAAATCGACGGGTGGAACCTTAGCATATGGATTGGCGGAAGTCCTTTTCAGGAATTCAAGGTATGTTCTGATTGTCTCAGATACCGAGGCTCAGGCAACCATGTTTGTGCAGTCGATGGCACAGGAGATTCTGGAGAACGAGGACCTGATTGAGTTGTTCGGAATCAAGAAGAATGAGAAAGGTCTGGTCCAGTTCCTGAAGTCCACTGAGTCAGACATCATCGTGGAATGTAACGATGGACATACCTTCCGGATCATGGGGAAGGGCGCGGAGCAAAAGCTCCGGGGATTGCTGTGGAATGGCCTTCGTCCAGATTTGGTCCTGATCGACGATCTTGAGAACGACGAGCTTGTTATGAACAAAGAGAGACGAGACAAGCTCAAGAGGTGGTTCCGGGGTGCGTTAATCCCGATCCTGAGTAAGAAGGGGAAGCTGCGGTACTGGGGGACCATCCTCCACATGGACAGCGTGCTCGAGAACCTGATGCCGCCAGCCCACGACAAGTACACTGTGGACAACGGGCTCAAGGTGTGGAGCATCCGCCCACAGAAGACGATGTGGAAAAGCGTGAAGTACCGTGCACACAGCCCTGACTTCAGCCTGATTCTCTGGCCTGAGCGCTATCCGAAAGAGTTCTTCAAGATGCGTATGGAGGAATTCCGTAACGCAGGTATGATGGACCTGTACTCTCAGGAGTACCTGAACAATCCTATTGACGAAGCCGTAGCGTACTTTAAGCGCAACGATTTCCTACCCATGCGGGAAGAGGATCATGACAAAAAGTACAATACCTACATCACCTGTGACTTGGCGATTAGCCACGAAACTAGGGCGGACTGGACAGTCTTTTGTATCGCTGGTGTGGACGAAGATCGTACAGTTGTTCTCAAGAGTGTCATTCGGGACAGACTTGACGGAAAAGAAATAGTAGACCTGATCCTAGCTCTACACCGGACCTACGAGCCGGAAGCGATCGGGATCGAGAAGATGATGATCTTGCAGGCTATCGGTCCCTTCCTTCGGGAAGAGATGGTGAAGCAGAACTGCTACCCCAACATCGTTGAGATAGCGCACCAAGGTAAAGACATCATCCAGCGTTCTCGGAACATTCAAGCCCGTATGCGGGCAAGAACGTGCAAGTTCGACAAATCTGCTGACTGGTGGCCCACCTTTGAGGACGAGCTTCTTAAGTTCCCTCGGGGTGTGAAAGACGACCAAGTAGCGGCATGGGGATATATGGGGACGCTTCTCGACAAAATGATCGAAGCCCCTACAAAAGAAGAAACCGAGGACGAAGAATATCGTGATGAACTACGGGCACACTATGGAAACTTCTCCGGACGAAGCTCCATCTGCGGATACTGAGCAGGGCGGTATGGAGGCTGAAGTCAAGGTCGAAGCGATGAACTTTAACATCGCTGAGAACTTAGATGAGGAGAAGCGAAACAAGATAGGCTCTGCGGTCAAGACTGAGTTTGACTCGGATGAGATTTCACGTAAGTTTTGGTTAGAGGACACTAGGGAATGGTTGGACCTAGCCATGCAAATCAGGGATGAGAAGTCATATCCTTGGCCCAACGCCTCAAACGTTAAGTATCCACTGATTTCCACCGCTGCTTTACAGTTTAATGCTCGTGCTTACCCCACTCTAGTCCCCTCTGATGGCAATTTGGTCAAAACTCGTGTCACTGGACGCGATGCTGACGGCGAAAAGGCTAAAAAGGGTGAGAGAGTAGCGAAATTTATGTCTTGGCAGTTCATGCAGGACATGGAAACGTGGGATGAGGACATGGATCGTATGTTTATCATGCTCCCAGTGTGTGGAATTATGTTCAAGAAGACATATTTCTCTCACGACGAAGACAAGGTTGTATCGAAGTTGGTGTATCCAGAGAATTTTGTTATTGATTACTGGTCCCATCAGATCGAAGAAGCAGAACGGTACTCAGAAGTCATTCATGTGACCCCCAGAGTACTCAAAAACAGACAACGCAGAGGTGACTACCTAGACATTGATCTAGGAACTCCTCCATTACCAGACGTATCTAAAGCTCCAAGCACTTCATACATCTCTGCCCCATCCGGTTTGATCGACACAGCCACTCCGTACAAGCTGATCGAACAATATCGTTGGGAAGACCTAGATGATGACGGTGTTATGGAGCCTTATATTGTCACCATTCACTACGAAAGCGGTAAAGTCCTTCGTATCAGCCCACACTTCACTCCAGAAGATATGGAGATGGATGGGAAGAAGGTCGTTGCTGTAAAACGACATGAAGAGTACTACACTAAGTATGGTTTTATCCCGAATCCTGACGGCAGTTTTTATGATCTTGGGTTTGGTCATCTGCTTGGTCCTATTAACGAATCTGTTAATACCCTTGTCAACCAACTGGTCGATTCTGGAACACTCCACAACCTACAGTCGGGTTTTGTAGGCAAAGGTCTTAAGCTGAAGATGGGCGATCAGCCCATGCAACCGGGTGAGTGGAAGGCAGTCAATGCCACAGCCGACGACTTGCGTAAGCAGATCGTTCCGTTGCCCACCAAAGAGCCTTCTAAGGTTCTATTCGAGCTCTTCAGCATGTTGCTTACATCAGGTAAAGAATTGGCGTCAGTAGCTGAAATATTCGTGGGTAAAATGCCGGGGCAAAACACCCCTGCCACGACCACTATGGCGACAATCGAGCAGGGCATGAAGGTCTTTACGGCCATCTATAAACGAGTGTTCCGCTCGCTGCAAAAAGAATTCAAGAAGGTTTACAAGCTGAATGGCTTGTATCTGGACCCCAATACCTACAGTGCCGTCCTAGACGAGAATGTGGGACCGGAGGATTTCCAAGATACTTCCTACGACATCTGCCCAACAGCAGACCCAACGGCTACCACTCAGGCAGAAAAACTGATGAAAGCCCAAGCACTGATGGAACTACTTCCCTCCGGCATGCTGGACCCCGCTAAGGTCCTCATGCGTGTCCTGCAAGCACAGGACCAACCGAACTGGGAAGAACTTATACCGGGTATGGCCGAGACTGGTCAACCCGCTCCTAAACCAGAGCAACCTGATCCGAAGATGCTGGAGATGCAAGCTAAGCAAAAGCTTAACGAATCGGAGGCTGCTCAGAGGTCGCAGGAGAACGCGCAGAAACACGCTATGGAGATGCAAAGCCAACAAGCTAAGGTTGCTCAAGAGGCTCAACGCGCTGCCGATAAGCGTGCCCACGAGAATGAGATGGCTAGGATCAAAGCCGGTCAAGCCGCTCAAGCTCAAAAAATCTTCATTGCCGATGCCGCAACAAAGTTGCAGGTTAAAGCAGTCGAAGGTAAGCAGAAAATCCAGCAAAAGCAGGCTGAAGGAGAACAGAAATTACAACAGATGAAGCAGCAAAAGCAGCTAAGCAAGAGTTCCTCGAGTGGTGGAAAAGCCAAATAGGGGAAGGGTTCCGGAAAGTAATCCGAGAACAAATCGCAGGAGTTACCGCTGAATTAGTACCGTCAGCAGGAAAAGACTCAATTTTGGATAGTTACCGAAGTGGTTATATCCAAGCTATGGAAGACGTTCTGGAGGCAGATTTCTTATGATTAGTATTAAAGGACATAGAGTTCTTATTAAAGTAGATAAGATGGAAGAAGTAGACCCAGTATATGCTCGTGCCAGAAAAGCGGGACTTGCGTTTGCTGATACGGAAGATAGTAGGCGTGCTCAAGCCGGCCTAGATCGTGGTACAGTAATACAAGTAGGTCCGGATGCGTGGAAAGCATTTCACTATAGTGCCAATGGTATGTATGGTGTTGATTTCGAGCCGTGGTGTGTAGTAGGTGATCTTATCGCCTTTGCTAAGTATTCGGGGAAGATGATTGAAGACCCTGAGACTGAAGAAAAGTACATAGTGATAAATGACGAAGACGTTGTAGCTGTGCTGAGGAGCAAATAATGGAAGAAGAAATTAAGATGACCCTCCCAGAGGGAGAAGAACCGGCACTAGAGACGAAGGTTGAAGAACCTCAGTCTAAGGAGCCGGAGTATAGTGAGGTAGAGCAAGAGGCCATGAAGCATGGCTGGCGTCCAGAAGCCGACTTCGATGCAACGAAGGGCAAGAAATGGAAGACGGCAGAAGCTTACATGGAGCTTAAACCCTTATACGACAAGATTGATGAACAGCACAGAACAGTAAAAGGCTTGAAAAAGAGCCTCGAGGACTTCGGAACTCACTACAATAAAGTAGAACAAGCAGCATATAATCGTGCTGTAGCTGACCTCAAAGACCAACGTAAAGTTGCCTTAGAGGAAGGTGATCTGGTTAGAGCAGAAGCTATCAGAGACGAGATGGACGAACTGAAGGACAAACAGGCTGCTCAGCCCGTAGTCCAAGTTCAACATAATCGAATCTCAGAAGAACAGATGGATGCATGGTACAAGCGTAATGATTGGTATAGAAAAGATAAAGATTTAACTGCTTTTGCAGATGGAATCGGCAACGAGTTGCATAGGGAGAATGTAGACCCCATCGAAATCCTAGCAGAAGTGGAGCGCAGAGCTAAAGGGGCATTCCCCCACAAGTTCCGCAACCCGAATAAAGACGGAGCACCTAGAGTGGAAAGTGGTGGAAATAAGAAAGGTTCTGCTGGCGAAGATACAAGTTTTATGGACGCCACTGAAATCCGTATTATGGAAAACCTTATCAAATCTGGGGCACCCATAAGCCGAGCGGACTATATCAAAGACCTTAAAAAGGTAAAGGGATTAAAATGAGCAAAGTAGAGAAAGAGGCAATCGCCAAGGCTCCGAGTGGACGCCCAGTCAGACAACCAGTTGGTTCACGTAATCGTCTTACCGTTGCAGGTAAGGACCCCGGTTATGCGTACAGATGGGTGGTTGACTATGACGGTACTGGAGACAGGTTAACCGAATTTAAAGACGCCGGATATGAGTTTGTTCCTTCGGGACTACATGGCGTTGGGGATAAACGGATTGATGTTGGTGATGCGTTGGGTTCCGTAGAATCTAAGATTATGGGGAACGGCCAAAAAGGCTACCTCATGCGACAAACTAAAGAGTTCTACGACGAAGACCAGAAAGCTAAACAAATCAAAGTAAATAAATCCGAAGAAGCCCTAAAAACACCTTTTGATGGCTCTTATGGGAAAGTTGAAATTAAAACTGAATAACTCCTGTACAGCCATTAGAACAATATTCCATTAATTTAGGAGATTTTTATAATGGCTAATACAAGTAGAATTAACGGCTTCAAACCCGTTAAGCATTTGAATGGCTCGCCGTACAACGGCCAATTCAACCTGTATGAAGTCGTGGCGGCTGACGCTACTGCGATGTTCGTAGGTGATTTGGTTGTTGCGGACGCTGGTACGGGTACTGAAGGGATTCAAACCTGTACAGTTGGTGCAACGACAGAACTGACGACCGGTCAACCGATTGGTGCCGTAATTGGTTTTGTGGTCGATCCGACGGCACTTAATACGCCGCAATATCGTGCTGCGCTGACGAAACGTTTGGTAATGGTTGCTGACGCACCTGACTTGATTTATGAAGTTCAGGACGGCGGTACTGTGCCTTGCACACAAACCCTGATTGGCAACAACACGGGTTACACGATTGGTTCTGGTTCGACCACGACTGGCAATTCAGCGGCAACGACGGGCGCAACTGTCCCGACGACCACGCTGGCCCTTCCGATTCGGATTATGGGCTTTGTCAAACGTCCGGACAACGAAGCAGGAGCATCACAGAAACTGCATGTCATGATTAACGCGCAGAAATACTCTGCGGGTACAACGGCTATCTAAGGGAGACTACAAATGGCTATTACAACTAGTAGTTTCGCCAAGGCACTATGGCCCGGCGTTAATGCATGGTACGGCAAATCGTACAATGAGTTCCCGGTTGAGTTTGATAAGCTGTTCGAGAAGAACACTTCCAAGCGCAACTATGAAGAAGATGTTGGTGTGTCGTCTTTCGGTCTTGCTGTTGAGAAGCCCGAAGGTTCGTCCATCAGCTATGATACTGAGCGTCAAGCTTTCACGACTCGCTATCGTCACGTTGTCTACGCTCTCGGGTTTGTTATCACCCGTGAGATGATGGACGACGATTTGTATGACGTGGTTGGTCAAAGACGTGCGCAAGGTCTTGCGTTCTCAATGCGTCAAACCAAAGAGATTGTTGCTGCTAACGTGTACAACCGTGCGTTTACGTCCGGCTACACTGGTGGTGACGGTTCTATCCTCGCGGTTTCCTCGCACCCGAACGTTGCTGGTGGAACGTGGTCGAATGTTCTGGGTACTGCCTCTGACTTGTCGGAAGCGGCTCTCGAGCAGGCGTACATGGACATCGCAGCGCTCACGAATGATCGTGGACTGCAAATCAGTCTGTTGCCGCAAAGCCTGATCATCCCGCCTGAATTGGAATTTGAGGCTCATCGTATCCTCAAGACCCAAGGACGTGTGGGTACAGCGAATAACGACACTAACGCTCTTAAAGACATGGGCAAGTTCTCCAAAGGTGTGGTGATGAACCATTACCTGACGGACCCGGATGCATGGTTTATCCGCACGAACGCGCCGCATGGAATGAAGCACTTTGAGCGCAATGGTGACGAATTTGGCACCGACAACGACTTCGATACCGAGAACGCAAAGTTCAAGGCGCGTGGTCGCTACTCGTTTGGTTGGACTGACCCCCGTGGTCTGTTCGCATCAGCCGGGGCGTAATACCTGAGGTAGTAAATGGAGATAGCAGCAGACATTTCGGGACACGATTACCTAATAACAGTACCTTGTTACGAAGGTAGTCTTAAAACGAACACCTGCCTCAGCCTCCTGAATACCACAGCTAGACTTACAGAGAGAAATATCAAGCACTCCTTCTTAGTGATAAGAGGGGGTGCCTTGATACATAATGTACGTAATGAACTAACTCACCAGTTCCTTCTTGGTAAGTGGGATACGATGATCTGCATAGACGCAGACATTGAGTGGGAGTGGGAGGCCTTTGAGAGGCTAATTGTACATTCGCACAAATACCCTATAGTTGCTGGTGTATATCCAGCTCGACATGATCCTCCACGGTTCTTTATGAACCATAAGGATGAAGTAGCAGGTTTCAATGAAGATGGCCTCATCACCAGTAAAGGTACTGGAATGGGGTTTGTAGCGATTACTAGAAAAGCGTTTGAGCAGATTCCTGCTCCGACGTATCACAATCCGCATTACCCAGAGGTCCCAATGAAAGCTTACTTTCAGTGCGGACTTGCCGATAACCGAGCAATCGGGGAAGACATGTGGTTCTTTGCGGAAGCCGATAAAGCTGGTATTCCTACAATGATTGATCCCGGCATTGATTTAATTCATCATGGGCACAAAGCCTATGATTACAAATTTAGAGATAGTTTTACTGAATTTAATTGACTGTGAGGGCGGAGGGCACTCCTCTTCCTTTTCCTTTTAGGAGATATGCAAATGTATTCAAATTATGACCAAGGTTTTGCGCAAGGCCTGACCGTTCGCGGCGTGCCGGTTGTGCAAGCGCATCCGGGTATGGTGTTCTGGGTTGGTAATTCTACCGCCTCCACCGCCTCGTTGCGTGGTGAAAAGGGTGCGTCAGATGGTAACAAGGGCACGTTCCTTGAGCCGTTCTCGACGATCGCCTATGCTTTAACTCAGTGCGTTGCTGATCGTGGCGACATCGTTTTTGTTCGTCCGGGGCATACCCTGACGGTCACGACTGATGATCTGACATTTAACGTGGCTGGAGTTGCTGTTATCGGTCTGGGCACTGGTTCCAAGCGTCCTACACTGAACCTGACAGCCACTGGTTCCACCGTCGCTGTTTCTGCTGCTAACGTAACTCTGCACAACTTCCTGATTACTGGTGGTGTGGATGCTGTCGTTGCGGTGATGACGATTTCGGCTGCGGATGTAACGTTGAGCAATATCGAATTCCGTGACGTTACGGGTGAGGCAACTGCTGGTATCCTGACGACCGCTTCTGCTGATCGCTTGTTGATCGACGGCTTGCAGTACCAAGGTGCTGCGGGTGACGGTCCTGCGGCTGCTGTTGCTATCGTTGGTGGTGACCGGATTGAGGTCAAGAACTTCAACATTGACGGTGACTTCTCGGTGTCGGCAATCGACGTTCGTACTACGGCTACCACGAAACTGTGGGTGCATGATGGTTCGTTCTACAACCGCGATGCGGCTGTTGACACGGTGGTTAAAGATACGATCACGGCTTCGACTGGTAACATTGGTCCGAATCTGATGATTAACCTTGAGGAGCACGCTGCGAACATTACCGAAGCTCTGACGGGTGCCACGTTCCGTTACTTCGGTGGTGGTGAAACTGCTGGTCTGAATGGTGGTTCTATTCTTGTCTGTAACTTAAATGGCGAATCTGCCATGACTGCTAACATCGTCCAATCGACAGACGCTTAATCTTTGTAATACCTCCCACCTAAGACGTGGGAGTTTTCTTGGGAGTATGGATCATGGGTGTAGATGTCACAATGAAAGTAAAGAATCTTACGGCTGATACTAATGCTACGTTAACGGGCGTTATTCACCTACACGGTGCTATCTGTCGTAATAGTGGTACTGGTGCTTCAACCGTGGATTTCCACGATGCCCTTACTGTTACTGGAACTCCAGTTCTTAGCCTAGCTGCTAACAGTTCGGATGGAGTTATATACGAAGAAATTTATGGAGTAATGTTCCCCTACCCACTGAAGCTGCATACTGGGCTTAGCGTGAACGTTACTACCGCTGACTCAGTAGACATCTACTACAGCTAACATGGCAATCTTACAACCGTGGGGTCTGAAGGCTCTAGGTAATATCGGCGCACTAGAAACCTCTGGCTTTGATATTCTCCTCGAAAGCGGAAGCGTATTGCTTGCTGAAGATAGTTCACTACTTAGACAGGAATAGAAATGGCCAATACAAAAATTTCAGCACTAACCGCAACAACGGCTCTCACTGGGGCTGAACAAGTTCCGGTGGTACAGGGCGGTACAACTAAACGAACAACAGTGTCAGACGTTGTAGCACTAGCTGTTGCTAGTGTGGTACCCGCTCCTGATATTGGGACTGGTACATACCTCGTCAGCGGGGGTTCTATTGGTTGGGACTCGGCACTGACCTACCGTGTTGGAGCCGCCAACTATTATGTTAATGGTGTTGCGATAACGTCTACAGAACAAACAGTCACTCTCTCAGCGGCTGACGGATCAAACCCAAGGATTGACGTTCTCAAGTTGGATGCAGCGGGAGTTCTATCCGCTACTGCGGGCACTGCTGCTGCGGAACCAGCAGAATCCACCATCGACCCCGAACTGTATTTACGGCTAGGTATCGTTCTTGTTCCTACGGGGGCTACTCAACCAACCATCACCCAAACGAATATCTACACCGAGAATGGTGCGGAAGGGTGGACCACTGCCGTCTCTGCTGGCACTATCACAGCGGCTGGAGCAACCAACCCACGAACAGGCTCAGTAGTCGTTGATGGTACGGCGGTAGCTGCGAACACCTACATCACGTTTACCAAGCCAGCAGCCGGTACGCAAGATATGTCCGTGGAGAACAACCTTGTGTTCTTCGTGCGTGTGAAGGCAGCGTTCCCGTCTACCAAAGCATTACGGCTCGGCTGGTACAGCGGCACCGCCCTACGTGGCGTGTCAGTAACAGTCAGCAACGGTCTATACGGATTCAATTCTGCTACAACCGGCTCCTATCAACAAATCTCAGTGCCCATCTCGGCATTCAGCATTCCGTCAGGTAACACCATAACCAACTTACGCATCACTGTGGTTGGTGGTGGTTCAACGGTTGGTTTCTACATTGATGACATCGTTCTAAACTCTGGCTCGACAGTGGTTCCATCGCTCACGGCATCTAGGGCGTTGGTATCGAATGTGGCCGGTAATGTGGCTGCTTCGACAGTTACTGCTACGGAGCTAGGCTACGTTAGTGGTGCTACAAGTAATATCCAAACACAACTAAATGCGGCAGTGGCTGGTGCCTACGGTCCCGGAAAAGCTGCGGCCTTGATTTGGCCGATGCAGTAACTACGTACATTTAATCTCACTTAAAGGAACTTTTCATGGCTGCTAACACATCCCCTATTTATTCTATCTCCGGCGACGTAAGTAACAACAACGCAACCGGCATGAACCAACTGGTCACTGCCGCTGCTAACGATTACACCGGTATTGATGCCGACGTAAGTCTTATTTTCACGGCTGACGCTGACGGCTCCTTCGTGCAGCGTATCCGCTTCAAAGCTGGCGGGTCGAACATTGCCACAGTAGCTCGTATCTACATCAACAACGGGTCTAGCCCCGGCACGGC